GCACCGTAATATCTGTTGTTAACCAGTTTCTTAGCGTATCTGGTGCAGATACCCTTGATAGGAGCAAAGTTGAATGGGTTGTACATAGTTGGGGTAAGTGCCATAGGAACGTATGGAGCGTAGATGTAACCAGTGTCAAGCAAGCTGGTACCGTGGTGACCCATGATTAATGACCAGTGTGGAGCATATGGGTCAACAGTTACGTTATAACGACCCTGGAGAGCACCGATTTTCTCAATACCCATGTTGTAAGTGTCGCTCTCTGCGCTAGCGTCAGTTACGTGGAAGTATTCGAGGTCGTTCAAAACAGCGCTGATTTCGGCTGAAACGATAATCCAGTTAGCACCGCCACGAAGGGTAGCTTTCTGAATCTGGGCGCTGATTTGGTTAATCTTAGTCATAAGAGTCTGGTTCCAGTCTTTCTGTGTGTAAACAGTTGAAGTGGTACCAAGTCTCTGCCAACCGTTGTAGTCCCAACGTGCAGTCCAAGGAGCAGCCTTACGGATGTCACGAAGAATTTCACGGTCGATTTCAGCAGCAATCTGTTCTGAAAGGATAGCAGTCAATTCAGCCTCAGCGTCGAGGTTGTGGAAAGCGCTAACGTCCTGAGCAAGTTCTGGTGACCAGGTTGCACGAAGTTTACGCTCTTCAACAGCTACGTCAACTGAAGTAAGCTGGAAGCTAACCTCACCCATTTCGGTTTCAAGCTCAAGGCTGTCATATGAACACCAAGCAATCTTGAACAATGGGTTAGTTTCGTCGGTAACGTCAGCAACTGTGATAGCAGTTGGGTCAATACCAATGTAACCGTCAAGACTCAAACCCTGTTTTGTAGCAGGTTTAGTGAGGTCAAGTTCGATGTACATGTTACCATTAGGGTCAGAAACAACTGAGGTCTCTGGCTGTTGATTCCAGTTTACAAGCTGGTCGCCGTATTTCTGGGTAACAACGCGGAACTGGATGCTCTCGTTAGCTGCGAAGCCTGAGAAGTTGTTTGTTGCAGGGATTGCCTTTGAAGCAATAACCTTCAATGAAGCCAAGAAAGCTTCGGTATCCATTTAGTTGCCGTCAGGACCAGTGAGGTGACCTGCATTGTATGAATGGAAACCACTCAACTGGACTAAAAGTGAACGGACTGAACCATCCTGTGCATAGACTGGGATAGCGTCGATTTTCTGGTATGAACCATCAGGGGCAATCTGAACAGGGATAGCCTGACCCATGCAAATGGTGATTTTACCCTTTGAATTGTCATACAAGAAGTCGTTGTAGAATAGGTCATAAAGAGTCTTCTTCATGTACTGTGTTACGATTGGCTCAACAACACCTTCGCCGATTTCTTTCTCAGTTCCAACGTGAGTATAAGGAGTCTTTGAAGCATCGTTTACTTTATATTCATTACCACCATCTTTGTAGTAACGAACACCAGCCTCGTCAACATACTGTTTTACTTTGTGAACACCAACGCCAGTGATGTCAGCGTTTACAGTCTCGTCTGGGAGATAGTAACGGTTGTTCTGAGCACCATTCTGGTTGCGGTCAGTTCTCTCATAGCCCATAAGACCACGATGACGACCAGTGTCACCAGCACTAAGCTGACCAGGAGTTGCAAAGTTCCACTCACGCTCTGAAGTAACAGGTTTAATGTAGAACAACTTACCGATAGGAAGGTTCATAGCCTGAACTGAAACGATGTCGTTAGCAAGGAGCTTGCTGAAAACACGACGGATAAGTGGGAATACAACAGTCTCAAATGAACCACTGTTGTCAGAAGCAGTAGCTTCTCTCAAAAGGTGTTTAGCCTGGTTCTCATAAAGGGTAGCAACAGTCTCTTTGATGTTACCTTCAAGACCCTTTACCAATCCAAGACGGTCCCAACGTGCTTGGATGTCTTCTCTGATTTTTTTCTGTGCATTAAGTTCAATATTACCAACTGCACCTGATGTGAGTAATTCTCTCATATTATTTTCCTTTTTTTATTCTTTATAATTTATAAATATCACTTACTTTCAAAAAGTTATTATTTTCCCAATCTCATAAGTCTCTCATTAAGGTCGAGAATCTTATTTAAATCCTCTGACTGGTTCAACATATTGGTCTCAACAATCATGTTTTTGTTTTGAC